GAATTGGTAAGTAGTAAACATCATGGCCATAGATTTTTAGGCCCTCTATGATTAAATCTTCATAGAGTTTTTTTTCGTTGGTGTTGCCAATGCCGTTTCCGCCTTGAAAGTGGTGATTAATGGCCATGACATTATCCTATCATTATCGCTGGATTTAACTCGTATGTACTTCGTATTTCTTGTTCTAACTTTTCAATATCTTGTAACGCTTCTGAATAAATTTGTTGACCGTTTAATGTAACGCCACCTACCATAGCAACGCCAGCAAATTTTGATAAGTTAGCACCCCATTGTTTTTTAAATAATGCTGTAACATATCTTTTTAAATATATGTCATTGTAAACATCTGTAAAAGTTTCGGGGTCTAGTTTTCTATAACACTCAATTACGATATATTCGTCTGTAGCTAAATCATTAGTCCAATCCATATCTATGTATAGTCTGTTATCGTGTTGATTAAATCTTAATGGTTTTTCACCTACTAAAATATGGTCTAAAAAATCTAAATGTCTTAATACAACATCATAGTTTATAATACTTGTAGATGAAAAGTCATAAAGGTCATTTAATCTTAATTGGTATCTTACATCAAATAAGTTTAGATTACCTTTATTAGAAAAAGGGAAAATATTAATTATTGATACAATTGATTCTGGTACAATTAGATAGTTTTTATCTTCATTCCAAGTTGTTGTTGTTGAACCATCTGTAGCTGTTTCAGTTATGGCATTCGCTGTTTTTAATCTTGTTTTATCAGCCGCTGTAAGTTTATATTTTAGGTATGTTCTTCTAATACCATCATAGTGATATTGAGCGTAATACTGTAATGCTTCATCAATTCTATCTTCTAGTTGTTCATCACTAGCATTGATTTCTATTACAGGTTTACCTAGATTTCTCAAAGCGTACTGTTTTAATGTTTCTCTTGTATTTGGGTTTGCCATAAAACTATTTATCCTTATCCTAATGCGACAGCTTGAGCAATTGCAAATGGTTTAGTTGATATATCAGCGCCGTCTAATTGTACTGTTCCTGTAAAATTTATAGTCGAACCAGCGATATAACCCTTAATATTACTTGCTGTTATAAATTTTTCTGTGCCTGCGTCTGATATTGCAAATTTATCAGCGTCTGCAAGAGTAATACTAGAACCATCTGTCATACCATCAATATTAATAACAGCCTCTACATTACCATATTCTAAAGCATTTCCTGAACTATTTACTTTTAAGACCTGTCCTGCTGAACCTACTGCACCTAAACCTGTACCACCATCAGCAATTGCGATTGTATCTGAACTTTGAAACTCTGCAAGACCTGTTACATTTGAACCTGTAAAGGTTGCTTTTACTGGAGTTTTATCTGCCATCTTATGCTACCACCAATGTTGTTACATCTGAACCATCTGCTTTAGTAAATGGTATATGTAGGTTACTTAAAATATCTGATATTGCACCTGAAGTTTGTAAATCAATATCTGAACTTGAACCATCTGCCTTTAAAAAAGGAATTTGTGCCGTGTTTGGTGTTCCTATTGTTACTGTATCAGTACCAGAATTACCTGTAATACTTATTAAACCTGATTGAGCTAAAGTTAATGTATCAGTAGAACTATCAGCAGCTACTACTGTTGAACCATCTGGCATTGCAATATTTTTAAATATATCACCTCCGCCACCAGGTATTGTAATTGTTTTTGTTGCACCTGAACCTGAAGCAGTTACACCAGAGCCTACAAAGTTTAATGTCGTAGCTGATGTAGATAACGCTGAGCCCTCATCTTGAACTGCTAATGAAGCTGCACCTGCAATTGTTAAAGTATCACCACTTAAACTTGTTGTTACACCACCACTACCTGTTATCTTTAAAGATTCACCTTGATTTATGGCAGTTGTTGTAGAACTGTCATCAACAATTGTTAATAAGTTACCAGCACTTTCAGCCAATTCTTTTATTGAAATTACATCAGCGTTAGCTGGTGCCGTGCCAAAAGTTAATGTTGTTCCTGAATATGAAAAATCTGTTGTTGGTCTTTGAAATACACCATTTAAAAATACTAAAAATTGGTCAACTGTTTTATTAGCTGTTACTACAAAACCTGTCGTTGAACCATCACCAGTATATGCTCTTACAACAGGATTATCATTAAAAGTATTTTGACCTTCAACTAATTCTTTAATTGTAATTACATCACCATTTACAGGCGCTGTACCAAAAGTTAAAGTTGTAGATGATACAGTAAAGTCAGTTGTTGGCCTTTGGAAAACACCATTTAAAAATACTAAAACATTTTCAACAGTAGCACCACTTGTTACAGTAAAACCTGTTGTAGAACCATCACCTGTATATCCTCTTACATCACCGCTTAATGGAGATGTAGAATCACCACTACTTGTACCACCACCAATTTCTTTGATTGTTCCTGAGTCGTTTATATAAAACTTCTTGGCTGAAGTATCTATACCAACTTCACCATTAGCTAGGTCGCTAGTTGTTGGTGTACTTGTGCCTCGCTTGAGTTTTATAATTGTCGCCATTAATAATAATCCTTATTCAGTTGACGACTAATTAAAATGTTCCGCCGTCAATCGCTGTTACTGTTACCGCTCCTGAGCTAACAGTAAAGTTGTCTGAACTAAATGAAGCGACACCTTTATTTGAAGTTGTTGCTAACTCTCCTGCGATAGTTAATGTTTGTCCTGAAATTGTTGCGTCAACACCTTCGCCACCTGCAACTGCAAAAGTTTCACCTAAATTTACATTTGATACTGTTGAACTATCATCTGAAAAACTTATTTGAGCGCCTGAAAGTTTTGATATTGCAATACTACCTGCTAACATGGCATTTGTAATACCAGAAGCTTTAACTCTTAATGCGTCTGAATTTACTTCAATAGATGAATCATCTACTGCAACATCTAAAGTATTACCTGTTTTTGTTAATGCGTTACCAGCAGAAATTTGACCTGCACCAGAGAACTGAGCAAAAGTAATATTTGTTGAACCAAAAGTTGGTGTTCCGTTATGTGTTGATACATAACCGTTATCGGCATTTGCTGTACCTTCTTCAGCAAAGAAAAAAGTACCGCCTGTTAATTCAGCGGCTGTGTCTGCGTCTGGTGTTCTTGTTAATACGAACACAGCAGAAGCGCCACCAGTTGCTGTTACTTTGTAAATACCGTTTTGTACTGCGCTAGCCTGGTCTTTAACTAGAATTCTATCATCAACGGATACTGTAACACCGTCAACTGTTAATGCACCGTTAGCGTCAGCAGTTAAAGTGCCTGCACCATTATTATAAGTTACGGCAGATAGAGCGGCTGCTGTTGCAACTCTAACTGAATCTTTAACATCTAATCCGTTAGCAACACTATCCACATATGCTTTTGTAGCGGCGTGTTGAGCTGCTGTCGGGTCTGTTACATTTATAATTTTACTAGAGTTAACATCAACATCACCTGAACCGTTAGGGTCTAAAACTAAATCACCGTTTGTATTAGTTGTTGATATTGTGTTACCGTCAACTGTAACATTATCTACATCTAAAGATGTTAAACCGTTAATGTCTGTTCTTGAAGCACCTAAATTAATTGCGTCTGAACCAATTGTTATTGATGAGTTAGCAATCATGGCATTTGATACTGTGCCAGTATCACCTTGACCTACTAAAGTACCTGCTGAACTTGGTAAAGTATAAGTTTGATTGCCAGAAAAATCAGCGTGTGCTGGTGCCTGTAATTGTGCATAGTGAGCATTTGAACTTTCACAATACAATCTTATGGCTGATTGAGCACCATCATTTTTTACATCAATAATACCAGTTGTAAATGTAATTCTATCATTACCACCGATTTTAAAATGAATAGTATCATCTGTATCAGCTGTGATTGAAGTATCAGCATCAGCGTCTAATATTAACTCTGTGCCATTCATATCAACACCGTTAAATACGGCATTGTTATCAAAACTAATTGTCATTGTATCGCCTGATAAAGCTGTTGCGATACCTGTACCACCTGTAATTTTTAAAGTTTCTGTTAATAGGTTTATAGATGTTGATGTGGAACTTTCATCAACGATAGTTAGCGTACTTGCTGGAGCTGCAAATGATAAATTACCAGAACCGTCAGTTGTCAACACATGACCGTCAGAGCCATCTGTGCCTGGTAAAGTTAACGCTAAGTTATCACCTAATGCGTTTGGTGATTTTAAAGATACTTT